CTTTTTTTTGTTCCACAAGCAGCCCGACCACCTGCATTCTATATATGTTTTTGTGCTCTTTCTTTCGATTTACCCCGAAATTTGCGTTCTGAGCCGCTTACGTGGTAAGCATGTAAAACTATCCCGGAAAACAATTTGAGCCGTTTCTGCGGCAAATTCGCAAGAAATAAGACTATTTTTTGTTGTATAGCACGTAATCAATAACCCTGCGGTTTGCTTCATCTACTCTCGATAGGTCTGCATTGATGTAGGTATCAGTTACCCGGACACCGAACGAGTGACCCAGCGCAAGCGACACCACGTCCTTTTGTATACCAATGTTGAAGGCAATGGATGCCCACGTATGGCGAGCGTAGTACGTAGTAAGCCCTGGGCGCACCTTTGCGAGTTTCTTGTTAATCATGACCGTTGCAACATCAACGTTTCTGAAATGCTCCGAGAAACGAAGCAGCTTCTTTTCCCCTTTGTACTTCTCGATGATGCGGAGAGCTTCTGGATGAAGCAGGATGGAGTAATGCCTACCAGTCTTCGCCCGGTCGTATTCCAGTCTGCCACGGACGATATTCTCATTTGTCAAGGCAAACAAGTCACTCACATTGATACCAATCAGCAGGAACATCAGCAGGAACATGTCGACCAGTTCATCACCACTAGCTTCGAAGATAGAGCGGATTTCCTCAACAGACAAATCTCGCTTTTTCGTTGTCTCAAGCCGGAGACTGTACCTGCGGAAAGGGTAGTTTTTCGTCTGTTCGTTATCAATCGCAAAGTTGAAGACAGCAGCGACACAGAGCATCCTGCTGGCTCTGGTATTCCTCGACAAGCCTTCCTTTGCCATGAACGCATCGAAATCTTCAAGCCAAGAGCGGTTAATCTCATCGTATGTAAGCAGAGCCGCTTTTTCCTTCCCAAGGAAAGCTTCAATCTTTGCCCAAGTATATTTATATCTGTTTATCGTGTTCTTTTTCAGATTCCTGCCCTCGTAGGCAATGAAGCCATCACGAAGTAGGGCGACTTTCTCCCTTGCAGGCTCAGCTTCAAGCATGATTAAGTCCCGGAGTTCCCTAGCCGTAATATCTCCCCGGTATGTTTCCTTGCATTGCGCCTTCATCATCATTCTATTATAAAAATTAAGACGGTCAAGAAGGAAATCGTTGATAGCATCACGATCCGGACGCTTTCGCACCTTGCAAGCCCTTTTATCCCATTCATCCTTCTTGCAGTATTGATTGAGGGATATGAAGGCAGTCCCACCATGATGGTTGACGGCAAGCCGGATGGAGAACGTACCATCCTGCCTTTTTACCCTTGTATCTAAATATAGTCTAAGTGTTGCCATAATTCCGTGCAGTATTTATTCAGTTTATTTTCAGCGTTAAGAGCCGCAATTGTGCAACATGGTGCATGATTGCGGCATTTTCAAGTTATCAGAGCATCAGAGAACCCCTTTAAACACTGAGAAACACAGTAAAGTTGTACTTAAAATCATAACGTATGTTCTAAATAATTGAAAATTAAAAACTTATGCAGACTGCTTTTTCCTTGTGCAGTTTTTATTCAGGTTTTTCACGATTTCGGGCGTGAAGCCAGTCGCATAGAACTCCCCAGAGCCAAGGAGTAGCCAGTATGGGTTGATGTGGTAGTCACGGACTAGGAACTGAACCCAAGACGGACGAAAGCGACCGTAGTACTCGGTAGGCTTTTCACGCAGGGACATGATGTTCCAGCGGTTGATGCCATACCGGTCGGTTATTGTCTTCAGACCGCCTATGCAGCCATCAGCCTTCAGGCGGTCGATGGCAGAGAAGAAACGAACTACTATATCCACATCAGCGGACATCAGATTTTTATCTTCCATATTCATTTTATCTTTTTGTAGGCACGACTGAAAACGCTTTCCAGCCTTGCCCGATGATTATTCAATCTTTGCGACCAGTCCTGCAACTGAGCCAGCGAGGGGCGAGAAGCCAGCAGTCCATCCACCTCGGAAGGGGTGAGCACTGGCAGGTATTCCTCGTAGGCGAGAAGGTAATCAATTCGGCACATTCGGCATAACTAACATTACAAGGATATATCCGAGAACAGCAGCAAAGCCAAAGTATAGATAAATCTTTGCTATCTTCTCGTTTCTTGCTATTATGTAATCATCAGCTTCAACCTCAACCTTGCGCCTAGTCAATTGATGCCCATCGTATCGTTCCCCTCTCTTGTAGCGACCATCAGCGACATAGACCGCCTGCGATGTATACTGCCAGCCATAGGCGGTATGTTTATTTTTCAGCTTCCTGTAGCCAACAATCAGCAGGACAACTCCACCGATGATACTAAACATGAAACCAACAAAACCCCAAAACCAAGCAGCACCAACAGAAGGGACTATCGGCTGGATTCCTTCATCCTCTACCTTTCCAACGCTGGAAACACGACCAGCACGACCAGCAGAAACATTCCGGTGCGGTATAGAGTGAGCATCGCCATAGATATTATTGCTGACAACACGACCAGCATCCCTTCCTACCTGATTGACAGCAGAGCGAACGAAACCCTTTGCCAGTCCATTAATGAAACTTCCCATACGCTATTTATTTAAATGATTAATATTTCTTTCGTAGAACTCATTCCAAGCCTTTTTCTTGATGAAGATGAAGAAGAGAAGCAGCCCTAGGGCGACCATCAGCAGATAGAGCGGATGGCACAAGACACCGAACCCGAAGGAACGCTGGAAGTCGATGCAGAACGAAATCAGCACTCTGTAGGTAGAGAACGCCCGATGCACCCAGCAGAACCCATAGGCTAGACTGACGATGATCCAGGCGATGAAGCCGAAGAGCGAGCAGTCGAATATCCACTCCGTGAGTTTTACCCGAATGCCGAACGAGAGCAGGGTGCAGTGCACCAGCATCACAAACGCACCCACTGGAGGGATGATGCCTATTATCAACCTGCTGGCTTTCCATAGCCAGCTTTTACCGAGAGCGGCAAGAAGAACCTTCTCCTTCCGCTCTATGAAATCCTCATCTTTCATCGTTACTTAGAATTTTAGTTGATATTGTACCTGGAGCGAGAACTAAAGTTCACGCAGCCATTTCTGACCCGATTTAGTCTTAGACCAAATTACGAGACTGGTGCCGATAACCGCACCTATGAACATAAATAAAGTTGCTAGTTCCATAATCTAAACATTTGAATTATTATACTTCATTACATTATTAGCGAAATAAGCGAAGGCGAATGACGCTATGACACCGAAGGCAATAAAAAGGATATTATACAATCCTATCTCATCGCCAGTAATCAATGGTGAGAACCCACCAATGCCCGTTCCGCTTATAAACAGATTTGAAACACCGTACAGATACGTTGCAAGCAGCGTCCTGCGGTCGTGCTCTTTAATTAACTTACTGACCATACCTTATAATTCACGCAGCCACTTCTGACCTTTCTTTGATTTCAAGAAAATACCGAATGCAATGGTCATTCCCAATGCCATCACGTTAAATAACAAAAAAGCATCCATAGGCTAAAGCAAGTTATTTTGTCTAAGCCATTTTTTGCCGTTTCCAGTGAGACAGAATGCGAGGAACACCATACAAGGTACTCCCACGAACAAGAAAGCTAAATATACTCCCATAATTTATTTCTCCTTTTCCTTTTTGCCCTTTCCATCCTTTTTGTTGCTGAGTATGAGACCCACGACCAGGCAGAGGAAGGCTAGGGCGATTCCAACTATATAAATTAATACTTTATCCTCGAAATCCTTGAATAGCGAACTAATCACGACACCAGTCAAGATGTATTTCGACACATCAACGAAGTACGAGCCTAATTTTTCTATCCACATTGCGCTGCAAAGTTACTAAATTATTTCTGTCCCACAATGGCAAGCAGCGTTTTTACTTGACTTTGCAGGAACTCATTCTGTTCTCGCAGCAGTTTATTCTCAGCAGCCAAGGCTGCATCACTACCTATTGACTGAGAAACGTTTGAACTGTTCGAGCCATTGACGTTTGAACCGAAAACAGCCTCTTCCATCTCGGCTGGTAGGGGAGGGGCACACTTGTCTATTATTTCCTTTATCTTTTGAAAGAAATCTATCTTTATAGACTTGCGATTAAACTTCGCATTCAAGTTCTGCGGACTAGTTCCTAACTCCTCCGCAACAGCAGCAACGGACATTCCCGAGCGCTTTATATATTGTTTCAGTTCTTCTCCGTTCATATTAAAACAAAATTAAATAATATTAAAATAAAATTAAAATCACCTCTAAATGTTTTATATTCCAAAATATTTTTTTTATTTTTGCACTCGAATTTCAAAGCGAGTTTAAAAACTCTTTGGCAAAGATAAACAAAATAATTTAAAATACAAAGGAAAATGGGAGAAAATTTTAATTATGATTTCAGAACCCCACTGCAGAAGCAGCAGGACGAAAGAAAGAAGAACATCATAGCGATGTTTGCAGATTTCCGAGCAAAGGCACCTGCCGAGACCTCAGACAGCAGAATAATGCTCGCAGTTTCACAGCGTGTTGGTTGCACCCAGCAGAACGTGCGTGTTATCCTCATTAAGGCTGGATTGATAACACCAAAGAAGAGACGTGCAGCCGTGCGCAAATAATCAAGTAGAACCAATTTAAACATTCAGAGCGTATGAAGAAGTTTATCGAGATTATCACAAGTGACGAAGTATTATCCCTGGCAGTTGCCATCGTATTAGTAACTTTAATTTTTTGGAGGGCTTAGTTATGACGAACGAAGAACCAAAGGTAGCTGACGCAGGCAGATACACCATGACAGAGACCTGCAAGGTATTGGGCATCCATCGCAACACCCTGCGCAGATGGTTGCAGGCTGGTAAGATTAAGGTCAAGTTCCGCAGAATCGACAACCGCAAGGTCTTCGAGGGCAGCGAGATAAAAAAAGTATGGAGGATTGCCCTATGAGCAAGTTATCAATCAATATGCGCAGGATGATCGTAAAGTACACAGACATCTGCTGGCTTATCACTAACTGGAAGGCGAACCGAAAGACCCGAAAGTGTTGCGAACTAAACAACAAGTGCTACTTCGAGGCAGAGCGGAGAATCCAGTACAGAGAGTTTGAAGGCAACCTTTGCGTGGCACTGGATAACATACCGCTCATACCAGTGGACGAAATTGGCGACAACGAGGTATTGAAGTCGTGCCGTGAGACCTTCCAAAGTTACATATTCAATAAGAGAGGAGGTAACGAATGAAGAAGATAATAGAGGATTGCAGAGAGAAAATGTACGATGCCATTTGGCTGGAGTTAGACCGTTATCCGCAGCGACCAGCGGTTGCTAGGGTAGACATCAAAACCAAGGCAGGCGACATCTGCGTATGGTGCGACAGAACCGGGAACACAGCGGTCGTTTCGCACAAGAATAACAACAACGACAGCGAGCGGCTGGAGGAAGCTATCGAGGGTTGCGTCAACTATCAAGACGTGATGGACGACTGGCTGGAAGAGAACAGCCAATACGCAGACCAAGACCCGATGGACGCCTTCGAGGAAAGCAGGCTCGACAGCCTTATGGCTCAACTGGTTTGATTACGATGTTAAACAATTATTATATGGCTTTCTGCAGCGGCAGGGCAAAGGGCGCACGCAAAACTCATTTTTCAAGGTTATCTAAAATTAGTTGTTTTTACCATGTAATATGCGGAAACGACAGCGTGCGCCCTGCAACGGAAGGGCATCCCTCGGCAGCTGGCAAGGGGGGGTAAGTTTTGGCAGTCAACTGGGGTTCGAATCCCCAGCCTTCCACTAGAGTTAATTAAAAGATTATGTTGAACAATAAAAAGAACGAATTATGGAAAATGAAATTATCAATGTGAGCGGTGGCGAAATGCTGGAAGCTATCAACCGCTCGGAGATTGACGGACAGATTGCCACAGCGCACAAGTTCCCTCGAGACATCATGCAGTGCAAGAAGAACATGGTAGCATTGGCAGCCATGGACGATGATGTAGCCTACAACTGCTTCTATCACCTCGAACGACAAGGTAAGGACGGAAAGACAACAGTAATCGAGGGTCCGAGTGTCCGATTTACAGAAATCATTTCTGCATGCTGGAAGAACCTGCGCATCGCTGGACGCATCATCGCAAACGATGGCAAGACCATCACGGCACAAGGCGTCTGCCACGACCTAGAGAGCAATGTTGCCTACTCTACCGAAGTGAAGCGCAGCATTCTGACATCGAAAGGCTACACTTACTCGCAGGACATGCAGGTGGTAGTTGGCAATGCAGCCGTGGCCATCGCACAGCGCAATGCAATCTGCAAGGTCGTGCCGCAGGTATTGATTGCAAGCGTGGTGAAGGAAGTGCAGGCAAAGGCACTGGAGCACATCAAGCAGACTGGCGTACAGAGCCAGTGGAAGAACTGCGTAGCCTGCTTCCAAGTGTACCAGGTAACAGACCTTATGTTGCTTGACTACATCGGGAAGAAATCAGCCGAGGAAGTCACGGCAGAGGATATTCAGAAGCTGGCTGGTGTGTACAACGCCATCAAGGAAGGCACGACCACAGTAGAGGAGACCTTCAAGAAGCCAAAGCAGCAGGAAGCCATCGCACAGCAGGCGCAGGCAGCAGCCGAGAGCGCACAGAAGAAGGCAGAGAAGGCAATGAACCGCAGCCAAGGCAAGACTGGCACAGCAGCGAAGAAGTAGTTTAGTTTATAATGTTATAGCGTTTTTCCCAATTAGCCGCAGGGCAACCTTCAGGGTGGGAACCTGACCAGATTATAGGGAGCCTGCGGCAACTATTAAACATTCAGTAAAATTATGGCAGAAAAAGAAAACAATCAGAGACACAAGAGCACCATCGACAAGTACTTTGACAGAACCGCCAAGGCATACAAGACATGGGTCGATGAAAACGAGGAAGAAAGAAATTTTCTACAGATTGCAGCAGAGACGACTGGAGATACAGATGAAGACGGAAACCAAGGATTCGATTTCCATATTTCCTACCACTTCAAGACCGAAATCCTCGTAAACGGACTTGCTCAAGCAATGGAAAGGGATGAAGACATTCGTCAGATTATCATTGCAGCAGCGAAACTGTATTATATCAAAAACATCAAAATAAAAGAATAAAATGAAACAGATAATCAAATATAAAAGCAGAGAGGAGTGGTTGCAGAACCGCTCGAAAGGAATAGGCGCATCAGAGGCAGGCACGGTACTGGGTTTAAATCCATGGGAAACGCCATACCAGCTGTGGAGACGCAAGAAGGGCATCGACCCACCAAAGGTTGAGAACTTTGCGATGGTCGCAGGACATCTGCTGGAGGATGCCGTGGCGCAGTTCTTCAAGCGAGAGAGCCACTGCCACATCATTAAGGCATCGACTGACGACTACACCATCACGAACACCGATACTCCGTATCTGAGAGTAAGTCCAGACCGCACCTTCTGGAGAACCGGGGCAACGCACAACGAAGCGAGCAAGAGCATTCTCGAGTGCAAGACAACGCAGATGCAGATAGATGCAGACGACCTTCCGAAGCATTGGTTCTGCCAGCTTCAAATGAACCTCGGAGTTGGCGAGTACAAAGATGGAGCACTTGCCTGGCTGACAGCAGGCAGGGAGTTCGGCTACCGTGACATCGATTTCGACCCCGAGTTCTTCGGATGGATGAGGGACGAGATAACCAAGTTCTGGCTTGACTACATCGTGGGCGACCAAGAGCCGCCAGCCTACAGCGCACAAGACGTTCTTTTGAAGTCGCCACTGCACAAGGCAGGAAAGGAGATTGAAGCCACAGCCGAAATCGGGGACATGCTCATCGAGTTGAAGGAAATCAAGGAGAAGGGCAAGGCACTGGAGAACCGACAGAAGGAGATCGAGGACAACTTGAAACTTTTCTTTGGTGACGCTGAGAGCATCGTGGACGGAAACGGCAAGACGCTGGCAACGTGGAAAGCACCGAAGGCAAGCGAGAAGTTCGATGCCAAGGCTTTTCAGACAGACCATCCCGAGGAATGCGCTGCCTACATTAAGCAAGTGCAGGGAGCACGAAGATTGCTCATTAAGTAAAGGCAGGGCTTATGGATGTTTCTATATCAAAAACCGACCTAAGGAATATAATTTCCCAACTGGAGAATTATATTTCCCTAGGTGGGAAAGTGACAGCACCGACCGACACAAGCCAGCGGAACAAAATCCGTATGGCTACCGTGCTCAAACGGAAGCTGGAAAAGAAATTATCATTATCAGAATAAAATTATGAACGATTCATTCATCTTATACACTTCTTACTACGCCATCATCGAGGGGCTTACGGATGAGCAACTCGGACAGCTGACTAGGGCACTTTTCATCTACGCAAGGGATGGAAAGACAATCAAGCTAGAGCCAGTTGTAAGGATGGCTTTTTCATTTATCAAAGACAACATCGATCGCAATGCGGACAAGTATCAGAAGAAATGCGAACGCAACCGTGAGAATATCAGAAAGCGGTGGGAGAAAAAGCATGCGGAATATACGACCGAACGAAGTGATACGACCGAATACGAACGTATACAATCGAATACGAACGTATACGAAGAAAAAAATCGTATACCTTATGATAATGATAATGAATATGATAATGATAATGAATATGATAATGATAATGAATATGATAATGATGTTTCTAAAGAAACAAATATATTAGAACCTTCTAAAGAAGCTTCTATGCAAAGTTTTTCCGAGAAAAACGTTTGCGCTGCAGAAGAACCGCAAAAAAGTTCTGAGAAAAAGAAATCCAAGAAAGGCGAAATCGACTACGCAGCCATCAAGGACTACTGGAACGAGCAGCACGACAAGACCAACAGCGCAATGCGAAGGCTGACGCTGATGACGGAAAACCGCAAGGAGGCAATCAGAGGAAGGCTCAAGGACTGCAAGGGAGATATTTCCAAGATTTACCTAGCAATCGACAAGGCTATGGCTAGCGACTATCTGAACGCAGGGCATTCCTGGGCATCGTACGACTGGGTAATGACAAGGAAGTATTTCCCGAAGGTGCTGGAGGGCAACTACGACAACACCAAGCCAGCCACAAGCCAGCAGCCGCAATCGGCAGCAGTCAAGGCGCAGGATCCTTCGGCAACGACAAGACCGAGCATCGGGGAACTCTACGAGCAAGCCAAGCATCAGCAGCCAGCGAGCCAGCAGAGCCAAGACAGCAAGTTCAGATGGGTAATCCAGCAGAACCTTGCAGACTTGAAGAAGAACCCGAACAACAAGCCTGCCAAGGATTCGCTGACAAGATACTACGAGAAGGGAGTTCTGCAGCGGCTGGGTATCGACTGGAAGCCCGAAAAATAACAAATGAGGGCAAAAATAGCCGCTCTGAGCCGTTTTTACGCTTCGGGCGGTAAATTATAAGGCAAACAGATTTTAAACGCTTAAAACGAAAGAATTATGGCAAAAGAAGTATGTATTGTAAACAACGAATGCTTTAATACAGATTACCCGGTAGGGTCGACAATTAGCATTGAAGGTGTAAATTGCAAGGTGGTTGAGGATATAGGTCTATCTGAATATAACTGCTACGAGTGCATCTTGAACGGTAAGAGAAAAGGCATTGTGTGCAGGAATCTTGCTTGTCTGAATAGTGAAAGAGAAGACCGCAAGGACGTACACTTCGTAAAGATTTAGAAGCCATGAATGAATTATTTTTTCACGAATGCCGTGCCGCAGGGCTCGTCTTCAAGACATCGAACGATTGGTGCAAGTGGCTGACCGAAAACAGCTACGACATCAAGAAGCCGGTCGCAGAGCACGAAGGCTTCAAGTACAACATCTACGATGTTTGCATCAATCCGCACGTAATCGAGTATGCCGCAGAGGGTGCAGACAACTGGGGATGGAAGGTAATGACCGCCAATACACAGTTCGGCTGGATATGGGGCTACAGCATTCAGAAGGGAAAGCATTGGTACGACAGCCCGGTTGCCTACCCGAGTAGATATGACACTCTCAGCATCTTCTACGGTAATGAGAAGGAAGCAGAGCACGATGCCCTGACCTGCATCATCAGAGACCTCGAGAAGAATGCTGGAACCAAGAACACCAACCTCCTTCTCTTGGCGGCTAAGAAGAAGCGGGCAGACATCATTCATCCACAGCAGGAACTTTTTAAATAACGGAAAACATGAAAAAGATAGAAATCATCACAGACGAACACCGACATCACGTATACGTTGGCAACACCGATTTCTGGATCAATACCCAGGAACTGTTGGAACTTTATTTTAAACTCGGACGAGTGAAGTTATAACAATAAAAACATTCAGATTATGAAAGTGAGAATAGCAAACAATAAAAACATTCAGACAATGGAACAGAAAGATATTGATATTTATGAGATTTTGAAGGACGTAGAGTATGGCACAGAGTTATACACGTCAAAATGTGGAAGGGTGTGGTTCAGTGGAATGGCAAACGACAAGGACAGTGCGAAAGCAATCTGGACTGAGGACGAAGCTGGAAGAGAACACTTTTTCGACAAGAACGGAAAAATCGATAAAGAAGGAGAACCTCTGCTCTTCCCTTCGAAAGAAATGAGAGACTGGAGCAAGTTCTTCAAGAAGGGAGACGTGCTGGTTAGCAATGATAGCGACAGCCATATAATCTTTAAGGGTTTCTCAAAAAATGATTATACTACATTTGAAGGTGAACACTGGATTAGTGTAAGTAAAAAGAGACATGTATCTTGTTTGAAAATGCAGAATGTACAAGACTATCATTTTGAAGATAACAAAGATTCTGCTCAGACCTACATCAACGCTATTGAGAAATTTTGTGGTGGCAAGTTGAACCGTGAAACTCTGGAGATAGAAAAGCCAGCGAAACTTACGTTTGAAGTCGGCAAACTCTACGTTTTCAGAGAGGAAGACGAGGACGGAGAGTTGACAATCATCGGAGAGCTCATTGCCAAGAACGAAAGCGAAGATACTCTGACATTCGGCAACCAGTACGAAATCGAGAACGAGAAGTTCGTGACCGACCAAGCCTTCGACCTGCGTATCAGCGTTAACAAGGAACTTCGAGAAGCGACAGAGCTCGAAGTAGAACTGTTCAACAAGCATTATGCCATCTGGAAGAATGGGAAGGAGCAGACAGCCTTCAAGACCTTTGACAAGGTGCTGGTAAGGTGCGGAAAAGGATTCAAGTGGCTTCCAGCGTTCTTTGTCCGTGACCGTGGAGAGGATTTTGCATCTAGATACAACGTCTTGCCTTTACATAGCGGAAAGGCAGCAGACTTCACTCAATGCATCCCATACGAGGGTCATGAGAATTTTGCCTTCACTGACTACGACTTCGTAGACTTACCATTCTAGGACGTAATGGCGAGTGAATTATGCAAGGCTTGCGATGCCGGGCGAAACTGCTTAAACGGCATCTATTGCCCGGCACGCAAGCAATATGTAGAACATCAGGCAATAACTGAATGCAATGAGCGATTTCGTAACAAGGGAGAAGAACAGAGCGTACTACCAGGAGCACCGGGAACAGATCCTCAGAGCCACGAAGGAGTGGCGAAAGAGAAACCGGGAAAAATACCGGGCTTATCAGAAAGAGTACTGGAGTAAGCACTACCGGAACTACGGTACAAAGAACCGGGTAGCCGACAGAGCGATGCGTGGTGAGAGGAAGAAGCCGGACGTAGAGAAGGCTCTTTCCATGTTCAAGAATCCGCAGCAGGCAGCGCATCTGGCATGGCTGCTCGAGAACAAAAAAGAATAATCGGTCGTGAGTTCAATAATAGAGTTATTAACCAGCGAGGACAGAAGGAGATAGGCTCTAATATCAAAACAAATAAACTTATAACATCTTGAAATTACGATATGAGAGCCGGAAACGCATCTCCCGAAGTCTGACAACAAACAAAGAAAGCGAGGTGGTACATGAAGAAGTAAGAAAAAGAAATCGTTAGAAAATTATGCTTTTATTCATTCGGCTGGCGGTGGAAGAAGGAAGAACCCTGCAACATATTCATTTTGTTATTCATTTATTTTGCAAGCGCAGGCACAACTTCCGGAATCCCTGCCAGCTTTCTCTATCGCAACCCAAAAGAAGGGAAAGAAAGGGGTAGGGGAAAGATAGGGATAATAACGCATGTGTGCACGTATATGCGCACGTAAAGGGTGTTGGGTAATAAACTACACCAGCAAAACAAAATAAACGCTTATGCGTGAAATTTAAACAAAATAATTACTTTAAAGAAAAAATGGAAAAAGGAACAGTTATAATTGGAATCGACCCCGACAATCAGGAAAGCGGAGTTGGAGCAGTCTTTGACGACAAGAAGTTTCTCGCCTATAAAATGAATTTTCCTTCATTGATAGATTACCTCAAGGCTATGAACGAGAGTTGCAAAAAAATTAAGGTCGTTATTGAAGGCGGCTGGCTTAATAAGAGCAACTGGCATGTGCTTAATCGTTTCATGACAGCAGTCAAGGCAGCAGCAATCGGACGCTCTACCGGAATGAACCATCAGACCGGAATCTTGATTGTCGAGTGCTGCAAACACTACAATATCCCCTGCGAAATCGTCAAGCCACTGAAGAAGTGCTGGAAGGGTAAAGACGGAAAAATCACGCAGGATGAAATTGCTTATTTTGTAAGCGCAGGAGAGAAAATGCCGAGAATGAACCAAGACCAGAGAGACGCACTTCTCCTCGCATGGGTCTGCGCAGGATTCCCGGTCAGAGTGAAGCCGAAGAAACCGCAGACAACCCTGCAGAAGACCATCAGAGCCTTTGATGGATAAGATAAAACGAAGTGTTGGAAAAAGTTAAAAGTGTGCAAAGAACAAACAACTAAAGCAAAAAAGTCGTATCTTTGCGCCAGTGTTTATCAGGTAAGCACGAATTTCGAACTTAAAACAAGAAGAAAATGGAAACAGAAGAAATCGCACTATCGAGGGTCAGCGAGAACGAAGCGAACCCTCGAACCATAACTGAGGCGAGTTTTCAAAAGCTGGTCAAGAGCATCCTCGTCTTCCCTAAGATGCTCCAGCTTCGCCCTATAGTCGTAGATGAGACATACAAGGCACTGGGTGGCAATATGAGAACGAGGGCACTCTGCCACATCGTAAGCATGACACCCGAAGCCATCATGGACGTTCTCGACACAGACAAGCGGCTGACCGATTCAGAGAAGCGGTTAATCGCCTACTACTGGAGCCTTTGGAAGGAGCAGCCAACTGCAACCATCGTCAAGGCATCCGACCTGACGGAAGCGCAAAAGAAAGAATTCATCATCAAGGATAATGCAGGCTTCGGAGACTGGGACACCGAAGCACTGGCAAACCAGTTCGGAGACCAGCCGCTGACGGACTGGGCAATCCCACAATGGATTCTCGGTATGGCAGGCATCAGCAATGAGCAAAAGGAGGGGGGCGATACTCCAACAGAAGGAGAAGGAGCACCGAAACCAAGCCTAGTGGATAAGTTTGTCGTTCCTCCCTTCTCAATCCTCGACACACGCCAAGGCTACTGGGTTGAGCGCAAGAAGCAATGGCGTGCCATCGTTTCCAGCAAGGACATCGGGGCAAGCCGTGAACAGACCCTCGTCCGTTCCAAGGAAATGCGATACAAGGAACTGTACTCCAAGAGCGAGAAGTTCAGAAAAGAGAAAGGCATCTCTTTCGATGAGTATCTCGAGAACTATGTATCGCCCGAAGAGAAAGCCAAGGCAGACCGTAGCGTATTGGCGCAGGGTACAAGCCTTTTCGACCCAGTACTGGCTGAAATCATCATGCGATGGTTCTGCAAACCACACGGAAAGATTATCGACCCATTCGGAGGAGAGCAGACCAAGGGCGTTGTTGCTGGCACGCTAGGCTACGACTATCAAGCTGTGGAAATCCGCAAGGAGCAGGTCGACATCAACACAGAAGCGACCAAGGATTACGGCAGCGTGAAATATTTCTGCGGTGATTCAAACAACATCGGGCAGATAATCACTGACAGCGATTTCGACCTCTGTTTCACCTCGCCACCATACTACGACCTGGAAGTCTACAGCAAGGAAGACATGAGCGCACTCGGCACATACGAAGAGTTCATGAGCCAGTACGAAAACATCTTCAGACAATGCGTTGACAAGATGAAAGACGGCTCATTCCTGGTTGTCAAGATTGGGGAAGTACGAAACAAGAAGAACGGAGAGTACCGGAATTTCGTCGGAGACAATATCTCCACATTCCTGCGGCTCGGTCTTCACTATTACAACGAACTCATCCTGATCGAGCAAGTCGCGACCCGATGCCTGAGAGCCGATGGCGGTATGAAAAGCCGTAAGACACAGAAGTGCCACCAAAACGTGCTCGTTTTCTATAAAGGCGAAATGGACGAAATCAAGAAGACGTTCGAGGATATGCGACAGCCCGAAAAGATGCACTCCAACGTTCTGGTATTCTACAAGGGCGACCCGAAATACGTCCAAGACCATTTCCAGCCTATCGAATACAACGAGGAAGAAGCGCAACAGCTTGCGGACACCTTCAACAGCGTAGCACCAGCAGGAGAGGAAGAGCAACCAGCAGAGGAAGGAGGGCAGAGCGATGAAGGCACAGACGATTGATATCAGCAGAACAGCGAAGGCAATCCGTGCCTGCATCATCAAGCGGCACATGGAAGAGAACCACATCGACCGCTGCGTCTGTTTCTCCTGCGGCAACGCATCAAGAGCCATCAAGGAGGCAGGCATCCCCTGCGTTGAAATTTCTCCCGGTGGCGATTTGAGTGCGAACCGCTGGTGGAGCATGAACGAGATACGCAACACCTTCCCCGATTCCTTCGATGCAACCAGCGGACACCTGCCAATGGATATGATGAACCAACTGGCAGCGGAATACAGAATCATCCTTTCCGACACCATCAAGGAGGGACAGACCTACACCATACCGACCGGAAGCGGAGAGACCGTAATCTGCCTGCGGATGGCTTTCCCTAAATCGCAGTTCATCGCGCAATGGGATAACCAAGACCCAAGCTGCGAGTACTCAGACCAAGCACCGATGGTACAACTGGTAAAAGCAACCGGGGAATGGGAGATAATAAACGGATAAGACGATATGCGAGCGTATGCGGCACGTTCTCAAACTATGCGCATAACTAAGCGTGCTTGAAACGTTCGAGCCGTGTGCACGAAATTCGCAGAAAATAACCGCCAAGGGAGCGGAAACGAAAAAGGCAGGAGATTAACCCCTGCCCATCGCTTTGAGAATACACTGGTTGATGAAGTCGCTGCGGTCTTTCTTATCGACCCCTGCCAAGATGTTAGCCACGTCCTCGGTAGCACCGAAATAGAATGTTGCAGCGTATTTCTTCGTTCGCCCTGCACCCTTGCGAGCACCTCCCCAAGATTTGGAGGTAGTTTCATTCGTAGTACTCATAATGTTAAAAATTTGGTGATATGAAAATTAATTCGTAAATTTGCAAACGAAATCCCAAAGTGGGGTGGTGGTTCGAGCACCACCCCTTGGAACTTAGAATAATCTAATCGTAAATGATAAGATTTCTATTTTCCAAATCTTTAATGAAATTTTCAGTACGTTCATAAGACTTTGGGATTTCATTTTACTTTTCCCTCATCCTCGGAGGGTTTCAGTAAGTAAGGACACTTCCCTTATTACGTTTGCAAAGATACGAAATTTATTTGAAATATGCAAGTTTTTCAAGTAGAATTTTTATAAAAAATCAAATAAATTTCAAGGAATCAAAATATGCCACAAGGTAACAACAATAAGCATCGAGCACAGAAAATCGACATCGAGAACCGCCTGCAGATTATCGCACCCCTATACCGCAGAGGATGGACGGAGCGAGAAATCACGGCAGAGGTTCGCAAGCGGCTCGACAGACCGAAATACAATCAAGCACACTGCGACATTCAGCGGTTATTGAAGGAGTGGAGGGAAGAGAGACTGACCGACACAGACGAGAAAATAACGAGCGAGGTTGCAAGGTTGAAGCTGGTAATACGTGAAGCCTGGGAAGCGTGGGAGAAATCCAAGGAAGACTACCACGTTCAGAAATCAACCCAGCATGGACAGCCAATCGTAGATGAGCGAGGAAAGCAGATTTCAATCGAGACCGTCAAGGCGATAATGTACGATGCCGAGAAGCGAGGATTCGGAGAACCACGCTACCTCGACATCATCATCAAGGCAGAGACGCAGATTTGCAAGCTGCTCGGACTGGATAAGGTCGTGCTCGACCTGAACGCAGGCTTCCAAGGCGGCATCGAGGTACGATACATCAACTCGGGACACCAGTGTGCATCCAGCGAGCAGGAAGTAATCGAGCGTGAAGGGTTGGATAAAGAATAATTTTTTACCATAATTTTGTTTTAAGTTTTATTGTTTGAAAGAATGGCACTATTTGACGTTATTGGTGAACTTTATGAACCGAATGCGGACGTGAAGCCAAGGTTTCTCGTAAACCAAGGAGGCACGTCCTCGGGGAAGACATACACCATCATGCAGCGTCTTATAGTGCTTTCTTTTGAGCACCCAAGGGTGATTATCACGGTGTGCGGTCAAGACCTCCCGAACCTGAAGGTGGGAGCCATGCGAGACCTCGACACTATCCTGCACACAAGGGCAGAGTTGCTGGACTGGTTCAAGAACAACAAGAGCGACAGCAGCTACAGAGGTAAGAATGGTTCAATCATCGAGTTCAAGAGTTACCAAGATGCGCAGGATGCGAAGAACGGAAAGCGAGACTATCTGTTCGTGAACGAGGCGAACGGTGTGCCATACGAAGTATTTTGGCAGCTGGCCATCCGAACACGTAAGCAGGTATTCATCGACTACAACCCAAGTGCAAGGTTTTGGGTGCACAACAACATCATCGGCAGAGATGATTGCAGATTAATCCTGAGCGACCACCGAAACAACCGATTCCTGACTGAGCAGGAACACAAGAAAATTGAAGAGATTGACGACCCCGAATTGTGGCGAGTGTACGCTAGAGGATTGACCGGAAAGATAACCGGGCTTATCTTCACTAACTGGGGCATCGTTGACAAGCTGCCACCAAGGGAGGAGTGGAAGATGGAATGCAGGGGTATGGACTTCGGATTCACCAACGACCCAACTGCGCTGGAGCACGTTATATTGGCGCACGGAGAGTTATGGGTGGACGAAGAAATCTACCAGCCTGGAATGACGAACGATGACATCGCAGACCGATGCAAGGAACAAGGACGGACGAAACGAGACCTTATCATTGCTGATTCGGCAGAGCCTAAGAGCATTCAGGAGATACACAACCGAGGGCTGTGGATAATCGGCAGCACCAAGGGAGCGGACAGTATCAACAACGGCATCGACATCTTGAAGCGTTTCCGCATCAACATAACAAGACGCAGCCACGGCATCATCGGGAACATGCAGCAATACAAGTGGAAGAAGTCAAGGGATGGAGAGACAACGAACCAGCCTATAGACGCATTTAACCACGGCATAGACGCAATACGATACGTAGCCTTAAAGAAGTTATCCGTAGCGAGCCATGGAACGGCTAGGGCGCACGTATTGAGACAAAGATAACGACAAAATTATAAAGCGTATGGATAATAACACTACATTCAAGTACTGGCTGGCAGTTGCTAGGCACACCAGCTATAAAATCGGCAAGCAGCCACGACCAGCTTTCGTTGGAGGAAAGCAAGTGCCCGACAATCTCAACCAGCTATCCATCGGGCAGCTGATAGACCTTTCCCAGCTATCAGACAGCGAGGAAAGTCTGTATCAGATAGTGACAACCGTCCTCGGTCTGAGCCACAAGGAAGTGGAGCAGGCTAGGGCGGTTGATGTCGTTATGCTCATCGGCTGGGTAACAGCAGAGGTCGAGCGCATCAACAAGCTCTTCGAGAGCACAGACACAGCGAAGCCAACGAGACTGGAGAAGGAGGCAGGCATCGATACCCTGCGGTTCGGACTATTCGGCATGCTGGACTGGTATGCGGTAAGGATGGGCATCAGCGACCACGACCAAGTATTAAAAACGCCATGGCTTCGCATCTACAAGTGCATGGAAATGGACAACAAGAGAAGCGTGTACGAGCGAAACCTGCAGAAGTTGCAAGCGGAAGAAATGAAACGTAAATCTAGATAATTATGGCAACAATAAGGGAAACATTAAAGCAGCTGGCAGCAGACACGCTACCAGACTACACCTACCTATTCGAGGACTGGGACACAGCAGACACCAAGCTGGAGAAACTGAGCTATCCGGCAATCGTCTGCATCATCCCAGCCAGCGGCACGACAGAGATACGCAACGGCAGGGTATACGACACCGTGAACGTTGCCCTGGCTTATCTCGACACCGTACCGAGGGCAGCGGAAGGAGAAGACAATGGAGAGTGCATCGACCGAATGAAGGTGGCAGGGGCGAGGATGATACGAGCCATCAATCAGTCGCACCAGTTCGAACCGCTGGAGGGGCAGCAGTACTACGAGACCATCATCGAGCGGCTGAGCACGATTGTGTCTGGCGTAATGTACTCCCTGCAACTGACACAGAGAATAGGAGGGTGTGAGGTATGAGCAAGGGAGGTATTCAATTCGACCCAAAGGCGGCATCGCTCATCATGCGTGAGGAAGTGGAGAGAGCACGGCAGCTTATCATCAACCACATACGTATCAATGGGCAGAACGCATCAGGGCGAACGATAGCGAGCCTAAAGGTGGAGCAGCCCAGCGAGGAAGAAACCATCCTATGGGGACACAAGCCATTCGGAGTGCTGGAGACCGGACGAAGGGCAGGAAAGATACCATACGGCTTTGCTGGCATCATCCGGCAATGGATGAAAGACAAGGGACTGCACGGAAGACCTATCCCCTACAAGACCGACCGGACACACAAGTATACACCACAAGAGCGTGGCGACATGAGCATGGCAGGAGCCATCGCCCACACCATCGCCAACAAGGGTTCTAAACTGCACCGGACTGGCGGCAGGGCTGACGTATACAGCAATGTTGTGCCCGACACGATGAAGCGGCTCGGACAGCGACTTATTTTCTTAATCCACCAGTCGGTGGGAAGTATCAAACTAAACAATGAGACGGTATGAGACAGACAGTGAACAACGGATATTCTTTTTTCTATCCCGATGAAGTATGCTTCGCCTTCTTGCCTTGCATCATAAGAGCGAGTGGAAGCAACCTATCGTGTATTGAGGTAATAATCAGATGTGGCAAAACGGAACGAGCCTACAATGTGGAGGCGTTCAACGGGAAGTGCATTACAGACTCCAGGGCATACGTACAAGCCTTTTTCGATGGACGCATCAATGCAGGCGTGGACTGGACGATAAACTATGACTTCAATAACTTATCCCAGTACATAAGAGTTGAGGTTAACGCATACGATGACAGAGACGGACAGCTTGCGAGCATCGAATTCACTACGAACGTAGTATGGGGTGCGCCAAGGTTCGGGGAGACCTGGAACGGCTACAAACGCCTTACGTGGTTCACCAACTATCCGTTCTCTTTTGGTATGTATTTAAGTAAGGCGGACACCAAACTGCTTATAGGTTACGAGGGAGCACCCAACAAGCTGCTTGAGATTTCGAACACCAACATGATAGACTTCAATGCAGCCATCTTACCAAGCGGTGCCAGGTACTGGAACATCTACGACTACGATGGAGAGATTCAGCAGGGAACGTTTGACAATACTTTCGACCTTACTTTCTGTCTATCTGCCGGTGGCAAGCAGTCACTATTGCTGCGCATTGACAGAGACGATACCGAGAGCGGCATCTATCTGCGTTGGATTGACCGACACGGATTCATTCGCTATTGGCTATTTGCGTCTGGGGAGGAAACTAGAGAAATAGCCAGCGACCTGAGTTTCATACGCAACAATCTGTGTGGATACAGCGACATATACGGCTACGTTGGCGACAGCGGAAGAAGGCAGGGATACGAGCGCACGGATTCAATCAAACTTTGTGCCCCGTTGGTTGACAGTGATACGTTCGATATGCTGCAAGACCTAGCCAGCAGCCCAGTCGTTGACATGTACCTCGGGGGAGACTGGATGAACGAGGAAGACCAGTGGACGAGCGTAACAATCAAGGCAGGAAGCTACACGAAGAGCACAGCTTGCTTGCAGGATTTCGTGTGCGAAATGATAATAAATAACATTAACGTTCAGAGATTATGACAGACCAGCAACTTTATATAGACGGTGTTTTGATGGATTTGCCGGAGAGCACCGATGTGGTGCTCGACATTAAGAGCAACCTTTTTCGTGACGTCACGAAAATGACCTCGAACTACACGTACACCATCCAGCTACCACGGACGGTGCACAACCTTTCAGTTTTGCAGCAAGCGGACAGACCGAAGAGCGGCAGCAGATACCCTTTTATTTTCCACCAGTGCAGTTATTTCCGTGGAGGTGTGCAAATTATCAAGGACGGACGATTGAGCGTGCTGAGTATCGAGGAAAACATTGAGGTTTCAATTTACTGGGGTATAATGCCAGCGTTCACGAAGCTACTTGAGAGCGGAATGAAACTGAACGAATTGGGAGTGGCAGACAGAGTGCTTTTTGAAAAGTACAACAAACCAAACACAAGGGAGGAAGCCGTGAACAAGGGAATATTCTTTGCTTATTACAACCCATACCGAATTGAAAGCAAAGATAACTTTGGTATTAATCTGGTGCAGAGGAATAAGTATACCACGACACAATACTCGGCTAGCCGTGGACGCATCAGAACTGGCGCAGAGGTCGGAAAGTACATCAGTGGAAATATAGAGAACGCATCGGACACGATTTGTGCTCTCATCCCCTTCTTGCCATCATCAACGGCAAATGTGCAAGCGCAAGGAAAGGGCGATTATAGAAGCTATGCAGTACTGGATAAGTACATGCGGGTTATATCCGTGAGCGGAGAAGATGAGACGCTGGAAGTATACACCATCAGAGGAGAGGCTAGAGCTGCATACCTCGTAGTGAATGCACCTGCCGAATATTACAGCACTCTGTCGCTATCAGTTACCGGGCTGACACCTATGCACGAAATGATAGATGGCGATAATAAGGAGGATTTCGTAGGCGATGATGTGGCGGTGGATGAATATAAAACGTCCCCAAAATTCTTGCAGCCATGTGTGACCGTAAACTGGCTATTGTCAAGGATAGCGAGGAAGTCGGGCGTATCTTTCGTTTGGCAGGATGATGAAGCAAAGAAGATGTTGAACAACCTCGTTGTGCCTATAATCAACAACAAGGCAGACGACAAGACAATCATCGGTAATCTGACCGCAGACGTTAAGAGCCGTGACGGACTGGGAGCACTTTCCTTTTCCGTCAACAACTCATTGACGTCAGTCACACCAAGCACTGGCAGCAATGTACAGAAACTGACGATAACGAAGGATTGCGAACTGATCTTTGATGTGCAAGTGCAATACTACGTCAGACATCAGTTTGATGACGCAGCGGAGATTCAGTTGCCTATGGGCGTGAAAATGACCGTAACAACACCAAGTACCACCGGAGGTGAGGCATCCACGCAGGAATACGAGTTCGGAGATTTGAAATACGAGGATGGGCAGGTTAAGTACCCGGTCGTACTACGTAGCTATGCTATCGATGGCTATCTTTATTTGCTTTCGGCAGGGACAAACACTATATCGCTAAAGAAGGACGATGTACTGACGTTTGAGACTATCATGCACGGAATAAACACAGTCAACATGCCTTCCGTTTATGGCGGCAAAATCACTGCGAGCGTCAAGAGTGGGGACAGCGTTCCGATTGGTGGAAGTTTCCCTATCGGCAAGAACCTGCCCGACATCGAGGTAACAAACTTCATTAAGTTTCTAGCTTTGATAACTGGCTCGTTCCCTAGGCAACTGACCAACAGCACGCAAGTGCAGTTTATCATGTTTACCAGAGTTTGGGCAAACAAGGCGAACGCCTACGACTGGAGCAGAAAACTCATTCCGTATGACCGCCAAGGTGCACCACGGAAAAGCGAGTATTCCGTTTCAGACTTTATGCAACACAACCGCTACAAGTGGAAGGAAGACGAAGAGACAACCGGGGACTATGATGCAGACCTCGTAATCAGCAACCAGACTTTGGGCTATGAGCAGGACACATGGACGCTACCTTTTGCAGCCAGCGATGACAACCGCATACCGATAAGAACACTTGATTCTTTCGGCATGAAGAATGGTGGAGAGTATAAGGGATGCAAGGAGCGGATAATGACGCTAAGAGATGATAAGGAGCAAGCTGCACTTCGATTTGGTATTGACCTTCAGAACATATTCGATACGAAGTACAAGCAGCTTGCAGCAAGTATCGCCAGGGCGCACGTAATCACGGAACGGCTCAATCTGTCGGACTTGGATATACTAGATTTTGACGAAACGAAGCCAGTGTACCTTGCCCAGTACGGAACGTATTTTGCGGCTTTGGAAATCAAGACAACAAACAGCGGATATTGCGAGGTTACAATGATAGAGTTGAACAACTAAAAGAAAGAACTATGGTAAGTGAAGACAGACAGCAGATTCTTGACATCAAGGTCAAGTACGAGGATGCAATCTATGGCATCATCAGATACAAGGAAAAGATAGACCAGTTGAAGGCAAGCATCAAGGACTTGCAGCAGCAGGAAAAAGACAAGACCATCACGACCAACGAAATGAAGGTGCAGACGGAAGCCATCAACGCAACCATCAAGGAGTACCAGTACAACGTTCGTGCCTTGCAGAAGGAGATCCAGAACAACGTGCGCACAGAGAACGAGCAGGAGGGCAGTTTGAAGCAGTTGCGTGCCCAGCTATCCAATGCCACCAAGAAATACGATGAAATGGCGAAGGCAGAACGTGAGGGAGCGAAGGGGCAAGCCCTAGCCCAGCATATCAACGAGATAACTGACAAGTTGAAGTTGGCTGAGGAGGAGACGCAACGATATTATCGCAACGTTGGCAATTACTACAACTCGATGATGCAAGCAGCAGATGACCTGCAGGGGACGGAGTTCTTTGGTATGGATATTGTCAATGATACCGAGGTTAGCAACATCATCAAGCTGGCGCAGAATATGGATGGACTGACAGGCAAGCTGAAGGCGTTCGGTAAGACCGCAATCGGCTTGGTTATGAATCCATATTTTGCAGCACTCGCTGGCGTTGTCGGTGTTGGTATGACATTTAAGTGGTTCTATGACTACAACAAGGGATTGATGGAAGCCACACGACTGACAAAGGAATTCACTGGCTACACCGGGGAAGCATTGGAGACGATGAGGAACAGCATCGCAGCCACAGCCGATTCGATGGGCAAAGATTTCAATGACGTTCTCGCCACAGCTGACAACCTCATGGCGAACTACCACCTATCGGGAGAGGAAGCGATGAAGGTTATCAACGATGGCTTTGCAAGCGGTGCAGACCTATCTGGAGATATGCTCAACAAGATACAGCAGTATGCGCCTACCTTCCACGATGCAGGAATATCGGCAGACCAGATGGTGGCTATCATCCAGCAGACACGTAGCGGTATCTTCAGCGACAAGGGTCTCGACATCATCGATATGGCGAGCAAGAAAATTCGTGAGATGAGCAGCGGCACGGCTTCCAGCCTTGATGCTATCGGCATATCCAGCAAGCAGGTGCAGCAAGACCTAGCCAACGGCACGAAAAGTACCTTCGATGTTATCCAAGAGGTCAGCACAAAGATGAAGAACTTCGGAGCGGACAGCCAGCAGGTGGGCGATGTTCTGAAAAACGTCTTCGGAAAGCAGGGAGCGCAAGCAGGTATTCAGCTCATCGAGCAGCTAGACACGATGACAACAGACATCGAAGAAGTGAAGAAGCAGACCGGAGAGTGGGGAGAGACCCAGCTGGAGAACATCAAGCTGCACAAGGAACTGAACAGCTATCTTTCATCGATGTTCGATATGAGCCAGCACGGATTCGAGGAGATGATCGAGAAGGGCAAGATGTTCGGCACGAAGATTCTCATCCAGATAATGAAGGGTTTGTTCAACACCATCAACTACTTCATCGACTGGTACAATGAGAGCCTTCTGTTGCGAGGGATAATCAATGCAATCGGCATAAATTTCCGCTTGATGTGGAACGCCATAAAACTCGTATGCAATCTAGCGATAGACGCATTCAAGAGGATGGGCTTTGCAGCCAAGGGAATGCTTGATATTCTCGAAGGTATCGTTACATTCGACCTATCCAAGGCACAGAAGGGATTCAAGGAGATATTCGACATATCCGGCACAATCAAGGAAGTGTGGCATGACATCAAGAACGCTGGTATCGAGATAGGAAACTCATTCGCTGACGGATTCGAAAATACCGTCAATGGAAGACTGAACCATCTGAAACTTGCGATCCTAGACGGTGGAGCGACCAGCAGCGAGCCAGCAAACGGAAACAAGGGAACGACACCAGCAGCAGCCAAGGGCAACACCACCAAGACCAAGGCACAGAGAGCCAAGGAGGAAACGGAAGCCAAGGCAGAAGCAGAGCGCAGGAAGAAGCAGGAGAAAGAATTGCAGGCACAGATTGCACTTATCCAGTTTCAGTACAACGAGCAAGTAATGGACGCAAAGAAGCGATACCTTGCAGGCATGTACGACAACGAGCGAGACTACAACAACGACCTCGAACAGCTCGAGAAGAACATGGTAGCGAGGAGCATTGACGCATACGTGGCGGCTGGTGAGATAGGAGCGGAAAAGGCGCAAGAAATGCAGGCTAAGCTACTCGACATCATGATAAAAGCGAAAGCGGACATCAAGAACCAAGCGAAGGAGATTGTGGACGAACTCAACAAGGAGTTCGAGGACGCAGAGAAGGCTCGCAAGGATGCGGACATCATGAACGGTGGCACTGGAGAGGAAGACGATACAGCCAAGCTTGAGAGATACAAGGCTTTCCTTCAGAGCAAGATGGACGCCTACAAGGACTATGCAGCCGTGCAGGAGCAGCTGCAGAAGGATTTGAGCGATTCAGAAGTCAAGGAGCAAGAGGAAGCCAACAAGAAAAAGGCAGCTTTGACGGAAGAGCAACTGAAAATGATGAGCGACATGATACAGACCATGGGAGACGGTCTGTCCGAGTTCTTCGAGAGCGAGGATAAATCGCTGCACTCATTCCTCAAATCGATGCTGACATCAATACTTGACGCAATCGAGATAGCAGTTAACGCATACTTTGCACAGATCCTGGCAAAGGAGATTGCAAGCAAGTCGTGGGGAGGTGTTGCGAGCGCAGCAGCATTAATTGCACTTATCAAAGCAGCCTTTGCAGGAGCAAAAGCACTCGTTAAGGGGTTCTCTACTGGTGGCTACGTCCAAGGCTCGGGCACTGGAACCAGCGACAGCATCCCGGCAAGGCTTTCCAATGGCGAGAGCGTAATGACCGCCAAGGCGACTTCGATGTTCAGCCCGATATTATCCGCATTCAACCAGCTAGGCGGTGGTGTTCCTATCGTAGCAAACAACGGAGGCAGCAACATCGGCATGGATATGCTGGCGGCAGCTGTAGCAAGAGGGTATCAGATGGCTCCCCAGCCAGTAGTGAGCGTGGAGGAGATAAACCGAACCCAGCGTAGAGTGCAGACGATAGAGAATATCGGCAGGATTTAAAGTGTAGTTATTTCTTTAAGATTTGCGTTCTGAGCGGTTTTCGCTTGAAGGTGGTAAAGTTACACACCCAAGGTGATAAAAGCCGCTTAGAGCGCAAAATTTTGGCTTGTTTAGAAAAATTAACTGCTTACGAGATAAACATATTGAAAAATGTCGTATCTTTGCAGCGTTTTAAAACTTAAAAATACCGATTAAATGGCAAAACTCAGAATATACAACGACATCGACAGCCAAGACAACAAGTTCTGGTATCAATGGTGGGGAGGTGATTGCGTGTGTTTTCAAGATATAGATGCTTTTGCAGCAAGCATACCGAAAGACGATGATACAATCGATATGCGCATCTTCTGCAATGGCGGCTCTGTGGTTGAAGGCTGGGCAATCTACGACAGACTGCGACAGAGCGGCAAGAAGATTTCCTGCACCGTGGAGGGCAAGGCAGCATCCATGGCAACAATCATCATGCTCGCAGCTCCAAAGGAGAGCCGCAAGGCATACGAGAACGCTGCCTTCCTGCTGCACAATCCGTATGTTCCTGGCTGGGGGTTGGGCGACCAGCTGAGCGCAAAGGACTTGAAGAACCTGGGCGAGGAAATGCAGATGTGGCAGGATAAGTTTGTGGACGCATACGTAGAGCGGTGCGAGTGCGACCGGGAAGAGATACAGACCTTGATGGATAAGGACATCTTCATCAACACCAGCGAAGCATTGCGCCTAGGTCTTATCAGCAGCACCGTTGCACCAATCAGCGCAAGCGCATCGAAACGCAACATAGAACAATTCATTAATTCAAAACAACAAAATCCAAAAGCAATGGAGAAAAAGACAGAAGTAAAGGCTTCTCTCCTCGACAAGATGCTCGCCAAGTTGGGCGTGAAGACACTGGAGGAAGCAGAGCAGGCGGTGGCAGAGCCACAAGCCAAGGCAGAGCCAAAGGCGATGGAACTCAACACAGCAGACGGACAGACACTGACCGTTGAGCGTGAAGAGGGAGATCCACAAGTTGGCGACAAGGCAAGTCCGGACGGGACGTTTGAAATGCCGGACGGTAAGACAATTGTTGTCGAGGACGGTGTAATTACCGACATTCAGACCGCAGACAATGAAGGCGGTGAAGGCAATGAAGGCGGTGAGGGCGGCAGCGCATCAAGCACCGACAACGAAACCGTAGCCAAGTTGAAACAGCAGGTTGCAGCACTCAAGCAGCAGTTGAACGACACCAAGGCACAGCTGGCAGGCGCACAGAAACTCGCAAAGAGCAAGGAAGACATGCGCATCCTGAATGCCGTGAAGATGGCAGGCGGTGCTGAGAAGGTGTTGGCAGGCTACAGCAGCCACTACCAGCCAGCGCAGCGACAGCCAAGCGGCAAGGGCGCAGGCGACAACGTGAACCCAGTCGAGGAAGGTAAGAACGCCATCAAGGAGAGACTTGCCAAGCTCCACAAAAAGGGCAAGAAGTAACCAAGTATTAACCCATTAAATCAAAGAAAATAATGGCAGGATTTACAAAAAAGCAGCTCGAGAACCTTAAACTCGAGCCGGAAAACCTCGCAAGCATCAAGGATGCCGTGCAGGAAACCTTCTACCAAGATGAGGACTTTTCTTCATTCGTGAACATCATGAAGGTCAAGAACGATGATCCAATCGCACTTATCGGTGAGATGGAAATGGTCGGTAAGGCAGGTGGCGGTTGCGACCCTACCTACGAAGAGAAGGGTATCGCAAACTCTCAGAAGCGTTGGGAACTCGGACAGTGGGAGATTCCTATCAAGATTTGCTACGAAGCATTGAAGGGTTCAATCGCAGAATACAGCCTTAAAACTGGTACAGCCATTGGAGACCTTACCAGCACCGACTTCATGACCATCTACACCGATTCACTCCAGCGAGCCATGCAGCAGATGATTTGGCGTTTCGGCTGGTTTGGCGACAAGGCGGCAGCATTGGCAGGTGCAGGTGGCGGCAAGCTGACAGCAGGGTCGGACGTTAGCATGTTCAACGTTTGTGACGGTCTGTTCAAGCGTATCTTTACAGCTACAGCAACAAAGAACCATACCACCATCGAAGCCAACAGCGAGGCTACGACAGCAGCGCAGGTTTCAGCATTACGCAAGAAGGGTGCAGCTACAGCAGTCGTAGACGCAATCTTGATGGACGTAGACACACGTATCATTGACGATAGCGATGCAGTGTTGCTTATGACACGCTCGCTAGCTGACGCATTGACCTACGACATCAAGCAGACCTACCACGATATTATGCCGTGGGAGAAGGTGTTTGATGGCTTCGATGTAGCGACCTACAACGGAGTGAAGATTGCTCGTGTCGGCATCTGGGATAGAATGATTAACGCATACGAGAAGGGCGAGACGACAGTCAACCTTCCACACCGTGCGGTATTCTGCAACCCTAAACACCTTATGGTGGGCACTGATGCCGATGCACTCATTAGCGACCTCGACATCTGGTTCGACCAGAAGGAGCGCAGAAACTATCTCTATGCTACTGGTAAGATTGGCACGGCTCTCCTCGAAGAGGACATGATCCATGCAGCTTACTAATCGCTCCAAATTTTCAGTTTAGTATTAAGTTATTTTGACAATCCTCAACACCCACAAAACGGTGTTGGGGATATAACAATTTAAAACGAATTAATATGGCAACAACTTGCGAGAGCCTTATCGCCCAGGACATCATCATCCCTTGCGAAGACCAAGTTACGAAGGGACTGGAGGGCGATGGACTTATCATCAACCGAAACGACATTGACTTCACCAAGTCCGTTGTAGTGGGCAATATAATTAAAACATTAGTTTTGAAGACTGGCAAGAAAGCATACGCTATCCGGCAGGAAGGCAGCAAGCCATTCACTGGAACCAAGACCGAGCTGACCGTTGGCACGTATCGCAACAGCTGGAAGAACACCGTAGCAGTCGTGGTATTGGCTAACACACCTGACGTTTGCGCCAATATCATTGACGGACTGGCGAATGGAAAGTTCGTTATCATCCTTCGCAACCTCTCTAAGGGAGCGGAAGGAAAGGCAGAGTATCAGGTATTCGGATATGCGCAGGCACTGAAGGCAAGCGCAGGCGAGAACGACAAGTACTCAGACGATACCGAGGGCGGCTGGCTTATCACGCTGGAAGAGGAGAGCGTACCAAAGGCAGCTTACTTCTTCTTTGACACCGACAGCGAGACAACAGCAGCCAAGTATCAGAGCCTTCTGACGGAAGCAGCAGCGTAGCCTATGACATACAAGGAAGCAACAGCCAAGGTCGGGGAGTTGAAGGCACGTTTCGACAGTCCCTTTTATGAAACTGACAAGGCAGTTATAGAAACTCTATATTTCGAGGTAACACGCAAGCGTTTTGTTCCGACAACCTGCCAGCAGTGTTACCACGATGCTCTGATTGAAATATATCTAAAACTCAAAAAAGAAAAGGCAATGCCAAAAACATGTAATTACGCAATGAAGGCAGGTTTTATCATTTCCTGCCCGGATTTCTACCATGGTAAGATTTTCACGAATGAGAACCTGACCGACAAGGTAGCGCATGAATATCTGACGAAGTACCCACACATGGAAAGCTACTTTCAGAAGATACCCAGCGATGAACTCATCGAGAACAAGCAGCCGCCAGCAGGCAGCGAGAACAAGCAGCCGCCAGCAGGCAGCGACAGCGTTGCAGATGACACCACCGGGAAAGATCCTGCCGAAAAAGCAGCAGGCAGCGACAAGAAGAAAGACATCGACCAAGCCGAGAAAGCAGGCAAGGAAGAAGAGTAAAACAACAAGTAAAACGACACAAGCAGTATGAACGTTAAGACAGTTAAAAAGCCAAAGCGAAGGGTTGATATTGGCTACGTCAGCCGATTCAAGATGCAGGCATACGGATATGATAATCTATATCCGCAGAACCTCGCACGCATCACGGAAGCCAGCGGAACGGCAATGCTGTGCCTTAACCGTTACGCTCGATTTATTGAGGGCTACGGCTTCGATAGCGACATTCTAGCATCGTTGGCGATGAACCAGCAAGGGGACACGGCAGACGATTTGCTTCGGAACGTAGCGCAAGACCTTGCGAGGTTTGGAGGCTTCGCCCTTCACGTAAACTACAACGTTCTAGGGCAGGTGTCGAGCGTGAGCCACGTACCCTTTGAAAATTGCCGCCTTGAGGAGACGGACGACAAGGGGAACGTGGCGCACGTCTTGCTGCATCCAGACTGGGAGCAGAAGAAAACGAGGAACGGAAAGCGGTTGATGGTAAACGAGAAGACTATTGAGCGCATCAACGTCTTCAACCCCGACCCCGACATCGTCCTTGAGCAGATTGAAAACGCAGGAGGCATCGACAGCTACAAGGGGCAGGTCCTATGGATGAGCCTAGACGGACAGTTTATTTATCCTACAGCCAGCTACGATTCAGCAATCACTGAGATTTCGACAGATGAGGGACTGGGCAACGTCAAGATGAGAAACGTCCGCAACAACTTCCTCGTATCATGTATGCTCGTAACAAAAAAAGGCGTTCCGAAGTTCAACGAGGAAGGAGAAGAGGTGGAGAGCGGACAGATGATTTCAGACGAAGACCTTCTGCAGTTCCAAGGGGACGAGAACACAGCGAAGATTCTTGCGGTCGAGGTTGAGAACGAGGAAGACGAACCGAAGGTTGTGGCTTTCCCTACGAAGAACTTTGACAAGGAGTTTTCCGTGACCGACAGCAGCGTTATCGAACGCATCTATGCCCAGTTTCACCAAGAACTCTTCTACTCCATCCGTATTGGCAAGCTGGGATTCAGCGGACAAGTTATGCAGGACGCTTACGAATACTATGCTGGCGAAGTGACAACCGAGCAGCGTTTCATCGAGCGAGCCTTCAAGAAGATTTTCAAGAATTGGCACGACCCAGCCATTCAGAACCTAGACCCCAAGCTACAGCCGCTAAAGTATATCAGCAGCGAGGTGGCAGGGAACAACACGATAGACTAATTGATTGAGCCTATGGGAGAACAGAGAAAACAACTTATCACGGTTGATCAGTTCCGAAAACTGGCACGACCGACCAGCACACACCTAGATGAGGATGAAGTGAACGCATACATTCGGGAATGCGAAGATGCGAACATCATACCAGCCATCGGGTATGAGCGGTTCAAGGCAGCGACCGAGCAGGGAGAGTGGGGCGATTCAGTCTTGCCCGATTTCCAGCCTGCGGTCTTCCTGGACGGTGGCGAATATACCACCAAGAAGGAGGGCGATTGCAGCCAAGAAGAAACCAAGGTGCAGAAGTACACCAGCGGAATACGCAAAGCACTCGCTTATTTCACGTATGCGAGGCTTTTTCGTGCCGATGGCGCAATTATAAGCCGAGCAGGTGGAATGCGCCACAGAGACGATTATTCAGACCATGTTCAAGACGTTTCAAGCAACAAGCAGTACAACGACATCATGGATATGGCAGAAAGATATTTATCAGATGCTCTCGAGTATCTCAAGGCATTCACCTCGAAAGGAGAAGTGAAGGCACAGCGAGGAACAAGGGCACACATTCACGCAATAGGCAACTAAAAGCATATAAGTTATGAACGAGGATATTCAAAAAATGCTCCGTATGGCAGAGCAGATACGAGACGCAACGCAGGCTGGGGAGAACACAGCGGTGCGTGTCGGCACGGAAATTTACGACATCGTTGTCGAGTTAAACAAGATGCTCGCCATGATGGACGATAAACTGGAGAACGATGCGGTCGTTAAGATTATCAAGAGTGAACTCGCCAAGATAACAATAACGGAAGCGCAAATTGCGGATGGGGCGATAACGGCGGCGAAGCTTGCCGATGGCTCTGTAAAGAACAGACACCTAGCATCCAATTGTGTGACCTCAGATAAACTACAACCTGGAGCGGTCAAACACGACCATCTGACCGAGGACTGTATATCAACTGGAAACATCAGAGACGGCAGCGTGACAGCAAAAAAACTCGGCACGGACATCTACAAGGATATCGCAAACAAAGTGACCGACATCGTGACGAAGGACTTCCCTCCAGCAATCACGGAGGAACAGATAACAGATATTACTAGTAAATAACAATTTAAAACAATAGATTATGCAATTTTTAGACGCAATAGGACTTGCTTCCTTTTGGGAGAAGATTAAGGACTGGGCTAATTCTCGTTTTTTTAGCAAAAGTGGTGGTTATATTAACCCTAAAACCGGTTTGCAGTATACGATTGACGGAGAACAACTAAGTATAACAATATCTGGTAATGAAAATGAAACTATAGACATTTTCAATGTTGATGAAAATAGAATGGAAGCTATAGCTATCGTGAAGACTGGTGGCACTGCAACCCAAGTGTTGATGGCAGACGGAAGTGTGAAAACTTTGAATGCTAACAATGGCATCGCAGGACTTGATGCAAATGGCAATGTTCCATTAAGTCAATTAGGTAATCTTGATACTACAGTTGCAGAAGTAGTAACTGCTCTTCCTACAACTAATATTAAGAAGCATATTTATCTTATTAAAGATACTAGTGGTGTTACACAGAATCAATATAAGGAATATATTTATACTGGTGATACCAGTGCAACTTATGATGCTTCAAAATGGGAGAAACTCGGAGACTTCCGTGCTACAGTAGACCTTGCAGATTATGCTAAGAAGAGTGAGGCAGCAAATAGAGTAAATGCTAATTATGCCCCAACTTCTATTTTTATAAAATTTATTGCTGTAGATGGACATGATTTGAGTTCGTTGGAACTGTTTGGAGCTTCAAGTAATCGAGCTGGTCTTATGATTGCACCAGATAAAAATAAACTTGATGGAATAGCAGACAATGCCAATAATTACTCTTTGCCAACCGCAAGTTCAACCATAAAGGGTGGCATTACCCTTGGTTATCCGCAGAGTGGTAAGAACTACCCAGTTGTGCTTGATAGTAATGGCAAGGCATACGTTAATGTTCCGTGGACTGATACAAACACCACCTATGACTTGTCACCTTATGCTAAAAAGGTGGAGACAGTTGACTATAGTTCAATTAGACTAGACAAACAGGCTATCGCTAATACACCACAGGGACTGATAGAAAAGCAGGTTATATTGTTTAGTTCTCTAGGTGGTAAATATGGAGAAATAGTACTTGAAGAGGCTACATCTAATATGTCAGGCTTAATGTCCATAAGAGACAAGAATAAATTAGATTACATAGCTGATGGCGCAACAGCAGACAGTGCAATCCCAATATCGGTAATTAATGCATTAAATTAGAAAGGGGGTTTATATGAATTTCTTAGATGAAAATGGACTAAACCATCTTTGGACGAAAATAAAAGCAATTTTTGGTACAGCTATTGTTAAAAGTTCTCAAAATTCAAACATTCCATTTGTTGCAAATCATCAAATTGTTAACGTGAATAGTTCAGGTCGTATCAACGTATTTAACTGGTTTCAAAAGGCATCGGAAGGAGGCATCCTGGAGGTAGTCTTTACAGGAGCGCAAGAATGTCACACTTATTGCAGCCAGGCTGGTATTAGCGTTCTGCTTAAAATGAAAGAAACATCAAATGGTCCAATTCTTAGTAGGATTGAGTTTTTGGAAACGGCATACAATACCTATGCACGCTTAATTAAGATTAATAATGTTAGTCTTCTTGTCGCAGAGTTTGTTCAAAACAAGTAAAACTAAAATAATTTTAAAATACACTATTATGAGAAAAAGTACTGGTAGAGCAAAACCAGTAACTCCTAAAGCAGGAGTTACTAAAACCTCAAGAAGATATGCTTGTGGTGGTAAACTTGAACTATAAGTCGCTGACTTTAGAAATTTAAAAGTAAGACAATATGAAGAAGAAACAATTACACGAAGCACTGGCTGTGCTTCTTACTAAATTATCATCGGCAAGGGACAATCCCTTGCTGATGGATAACTACGTGGTGAAAGCCTTGCGCACGGTTCTTTTGGAATACAAGGAATCGGGTGAGCTTCACGAAGCATACAAGGAGCAGATACAATCCACGCTGGAGAGTGACAACCCCTGGGTAGCTATGATGATGAAGTCAATTGGCGCAGATCCTTCTATTAAGAAGAGCATGACCGATGAAGCCATTGACGGAATGATTGATTCTATGTTGGGCAACGATTAAAACATTTTATTATGAATGACAAGGAGAAAGAACTATGGCGAGTTATAGACAACGTAATCAAGTGTTGTGCTATTGAACTTCAGAACGGAGAGTTGAGCATTACGAGAGAAGACGTTCTCGGCAAGTCTAGAGCTGAAAATCTCGTAATGGCAAGATGTATGGTCGTTGAGCAGATGATACACGCAGGATTCAGCATAACGACCATTGCGACCGTTCTGAACCGCACCGTTTCAGCAGTGAGACATCTGAGCAAGATGTCTTACACCTATATCAGTACGTCTCGAGTTTATCGACTTGCCACGGCACAAGCGACCCTTCTAAACAAGGACGTAGAGCCGATTTGCATTTAAGAAACAAAAAGAAAATAACCAAAAGCGTTCTTTGACAATAATTCGATAAATACCCCTGCACTAACTTTTTGGAGCGAGCCAAAAATCAGAGTAACTTTGCAGCGGATTCCAATATTTGGCTTCCGCAACGTAATTAACTCAAAATTTTATGGCAGACACAATCGAGAAAGTTTATTGCACTGGGGACGGTGGCAATGACAACCTAGCAGCAGCCTTGCTCGCTAGAGGTAGAGACAATGATCCAGCGACTATGCTGGCAGCAATGAACGGTGGTATGGGTGGAGGTTGGAACAACCCATTCGCCTACATGATGATGTTAGGAATGTTCCGCTTCATGTACGGTGATGGCTGGAACGGACAGAACGGCAACGTTCAGCGTTCCGAAATCCAGTCTCAGATTGACAGCCTTCGCACTCAGATGAGCGACAACCACAACAGCGACTTGTTGATGGGAGCAATCCAGGGCAACAACCAAGACTTGAAGACTTTGGCGGCTAACTTGAACTGCGACTTCAACGCATTGCAGTCTTCTGTTTGCGGCATTCAGGCAGGCATCCAGCAGATAAGCGGACAAGTTGGTTATTCGGCTGAGCGAGTAATCAATGCCATCTCGCAGGGTAACTTGCAGATGACCATTGCACTGAAGGACTGCTGCTGCCAGACCCAGCAGAACATCATCAAGATGGGCTACGACAACCAGCTGGGGCAGAAAAACATCGAGAACTCAATGCAGCGAGGATTCGATTTCAATAACCGCAGCATAGAGCGAGGATTCTCGGCACTCGGTTTCCAGCTTCAGCAGGACAAGTGCGACATCATCCGCTCGAACCAAGACAACACCCAGCGAGTTATCGATGTACTTAACAATCACTGGCAGCAGGATTTGCAGCAGCGGTACAACGATGCACGCCTGGAGTTGAGCCAGCAGCGACAGAACGCTGAACTTATTGCAGCGTTGAAGACCACCACAACCACTGGTGCGTAGGCGGTCTGAACAAAATCTATCAAGGGGCAACTCGCTGTTCTATCAGTGAGACCCCTTTTTGTCTATTTATCGAATTATTTAAAAAGAGCGCATTATGGAATTTAAAAATATTCAAAGAAATCACCCGGTCTATCTGCTAGACAAGCAGACGGTGGAAGTTAAGGAAGGCAAGGTCGTAGACAACCAGCCGCACATCAACACTGGCATCGCAACCATTTCCAGCAGCGGACAGCCAATGCGAGACGTAACAATCGAGGTGGAGGGAAAGCAGACCATCTACACCATACCCGAACACCTCGGAGTTACCTTTGCAGGCGAAATCGTACTGGCAACCGACAAGGCAGACCTTTTGCCCGAAGTTGGGAAATTGGTAAATGAAGCCGATGAGATAATCAAGGCATACGAGCCAAGCAAGGAGCGGAAAGCCAAAGGCGAGGAACTTCTTGCAGCTTTGAACCCGGCAATCAAGGAGAAGCAGGAAACCGAAAAGCGTTTCAAGGCACTTGAGGGCGATATAAGCGGCATTCGTGGCATGGTTAAACAGTTACTCGACAAACTAGGATAGGAGGGCGCACAATGAAGAAAATAATCGTTTTGCGCCATTCTTGCGACAGCGAGGAAGAGCGACACCAGCACCAAGAGAGCGGCATCATCCACGGCTTACCATACGAGAAGGCAGCAAAGGCACTCATGGGAGCCAGTGGGTACGTGGCATACGTTGCCAAGCACGGCTACCATTTTACGAAGCAGCTAGCAATCAAGGCAAGCGAGCAGATGAAGAACGTAGACGGAACGAGCCATCGGTGGACGGTAGACGAAATCCGGCTGGCGACAAACAACGAGATAATCTCAAAGGGTACGACCCTCGGGGATATTCTCTATTTGGCAAATATGGCTTATGCGGACTTCTACCCGAAGGTAATCAAGACCGAGAGCGACTGCGTACAGTATGCTATTGCCGTAGCCAGTGATCCAGACGGATACGAGGGTATGGCATTCTGCAGGTGGACAGCAGACATCATCGGGAAGGGCGTTACCATTGACTGGGAAAAATTGGAATAACCAAAAAAAATAAATTGATATGAGCGAAGTATTTCACGATTTTCAGGTGCACCACCTTTATCTGTGCGCCCTAGTAATTTTTATCTGTTTCGCTACAATTCTGATAGCGATGACAATTGACTTGATAGCAGGCATTCAGAAGGCGAAGGAACTGCATGTTGCAAGAACTTCAACCGGACTAAAGAAGACGTGCGACAAGGCGAAGAAGTATTTCCCCACATTCGGTATAGCTTCGCTTATGGACGTGGCTACGTGTATTATCTCTCCCTTCCCTCTGTTCGCCATTGCCTGGACGGTGTATCTGCTTCTGTGCGAATTTAAGAGCATCCGGGAGAAGGCATACGAGAAGGCAGAGATACGCAAGCAAGACCGCACGATGCAGGTTATCCTCGAGAATAAAGATGAAATTGCGAAGGCGGTTGTCGAGATAATGAAAGAAGAGCGGAAGAAAGGAGGAGATAATGAGGATAACTAGAGCGCAACTTCTAAAGGTAATGCCGAATGCAGGCAGCAGGGCAGACATCTATCTTCCAATCATCAACAGATGGGCAGAGCATTTCCACATCAATACGAAACTTCGCATGGCTCATTATCTTGCGCAAATAGCGCACGAATCCGGTGAGCTCAGATATACCAAAGAACTGGCAAGCGGCAGAGCCTACGAGGGCAGGAAAGACCTAGGCAACACCCAGCAGGGCGATGGCGTGAAGTACAAGGGCAGAGGATTGATACAGATTACCGGGCGAGCCAACTACCGGAAGTATGCTAATTATTGCGGCTTCGATGTTGTGGGCAGTCCCGAACTCCTGGAGCGTTCTCTGGGAGCAACGAAATCCTCGATGTGGGTATTCGACACCTTCGGCTGCAATGAGCTGGCAGACCAAGACAACTTGAAGGCTATACGCAGGAAGATAAACGGAGGGTACAATGGACTGGCAGCCTGCGAGAAGTATTTGAAGCGAGCCAAGGAAGCCCTAGAAATCAAGGTGCTTGCATAACAAACACATCAATCTAAAGTTTATAAAGTATGGAAAATTCAAGAAAAGGGCGAAATTTGCGTTCTGTGGCGTTATTTCTCGCCATGCTTATAATTACCCCACTTTTGATTTTGGGCTGTTCCTGCGCTAAAACAGCGCAAAATAACACGGTTTATCACGACAGCACACACACCAGTGCAAGACGTGACAGCGTGAGCCAGCAACAGATCCACTGGCAGGACACCCGGCAGCACGACAGCATATTCAAGCATGACAGCGTGCTTGTGTACATCAAGGGCGACACTGTAATCAAAGAGCGGTGGCACAATCTTACGACCACCATATGGAAGACGATAACCAAGACGGACACCATCGTTCGCGATACCTATGTTCTCGTGACTGACACCGTAAAGGTAAAGTATTACGTGAACCGATACATGACAAGGAAGGTAGAGAAACCAGTGAGCACATGGCATAAGGTAAGGCTATTCATTGGCGATTGCGTATTACTATTCCTGGCACTATTTGCGGTTTGCTGGATAAAGGAGCGCATCAAGAAGAGAGTTCAATAGGTTCAATCATAATATCTTTAAAAGGGCAGGAAGCGCAGGAGAGCGTTTTTCTGCCCATTTTTGTGCGAAGAACACTTTTCATTGAGAGAAAAGGGGTAGGGGTTATGAGAGTTAGATTATATTCATTCTAACTAATGCGTGCAGGTTATTATTATATAGAGCGTGGAAAGCGTACCGAAAACAGCCAAAAGCGTACTGAAAACAGCCTAAAACGTACCGAAAACGACCGAAAATAGCCGTGCTTACGACATAAACAGCCAATAAAAGTTAAAATATTAATATCTTTCGGGAAAAGTTTTGGTGGAACCGAAAAATATTAATATCTTTGCATCGTGTTTAGGAGATAAGCACAATAAACATTCAGTAACTAAGCCCTAGGCAGCACGGTTAAGCCAGAGAAAAATGAAAAAGTCAAATTCAAACATTTTAGAGTTCACTACAAAGTTTATCAACTCAAACTTTCGTATCAAGGTCTTCGGACGCACAGAGGATGGCAAGAAGATAAACACACTCGTAGGGGTAAGCGGAATTTTGAAGCTCATCGGTGCAGAACTCTTCAACAAGTTTATCAAGCGAGCATTGAAGATGGCACAAGATGTTTGTATCTGCAAATTACGTAGAGGACTTCAAGTTAGTTTATATTCAAAATAAGACAATTATGGAATGGAGAACAATCAACGGGTATGGTGGAGTTTACCAAGTTTCTAATACTGGGGTCGTTAAAAGACTCCACCATGTTACGATTAACAAGAAAGGTGTTGCAATGACATTTAAAGAAAAGCGAATAAAGCCATTTAAAGATAAGTATGGTTATATGCACGTTTGTTTACAAGATGGCAAGAAACGCATAAATAGCCAAGTCCACAGATTGGTTATTTCTGCATTTAATCAAGGAGACACCAGTATGCAAGTAAACCACATTGATGGAAACAAGAAAAACAACCGCATTGAAAACCTAGAATGGGTAACACCAAAAGAGAATATCGAACATGCGGTAGAGCGCGGACTTCGTGGAGATAATAACAGAAAGTCAATACAGAAACTTGTAAATGGTAAGATTACAGATACTTATATTTCCATCACGGAAGCTGCAAGAGTAAATCGTATAAGCAGACAATCTGTTTTCAGAAGTCTAAGAGGACACGCTATGAAAGGTGGGGTAATGTTCGTTTATTCTAACAAGGGAATATAAACAATGGCAAGAGCAAAATATTACATCACGGAACGAGAAATTTAAATTTGGCAAGATATGAAGGAATACGACAAGATACCAGCGCAAGCAGTGGTCGAGGTAACGACCAGCTGGGGAAGAACCTGCCTGCGAGAGATTGGGCGAGACCTCAAGGAAGGCACGGTGCTCGATGGCTATTATTATCCGGTAAGCAAGGCTTTCGACTTTTATTGGAAGGGAGAGGGCGCAATGCTGTGGATCGGGGACAACGGAAGGCTTGTCAGTCTTGGAGAAGGGCAGAAGCATAAATACATGATGCTTGGTCGTCTATTATCCGATTGCAAGTACTTCCTTCGCAACCCATACGAGCGACACCTCTATTTCCCGAGCATCGCCCGGCATTGCAAGGAAATGCGCCAGTACTGGCTGGAGTTGAATATCAAGCCGGAGTGGTTATCTTATAAGCAGATCGGTAAGCTTGAGCACAAGATGAACCGAATGAAAACGAAGTTAGATAGGCAATTTAAAAAAGACAGAAGACAATGACAGAACAAGAGTACAGAAAAGCCCTGCACGAAATCAGGGTGAAGGCAGAGAAGGAAAGAGTAATGCTGGCAAGGAAATTTGCTACGGAGCACAGCCCAGTTAATGTTGGCGATTATATCAGCGACAACTGCGATACGATAAGGGTTGAAGATTGGATTATTTCACATAGAGGCTACGAATACAACTCCTTGCCTTGCCTGGTATATAAAGGCAAGACCTGCAAGAAGGATGGCACTCCACGCAAGTACTCGAAGAATTGCAGGATCGAGCAGCGCAACCTTTTGCGAGTAAATGGAGAACCAGTAAAAAATCACGGATATGGAGAATAAGAGAAACATCAAGAGAACGAAGAAGGGTGCAGGCGCAACGGTCAAGCTAGTTGGCATACAGATAGACAACGACCTGCTGCCTTTCCTCAACGCATTGCCCAACAAGTCACGATTCATCAATGATTTGTTGAGAAAGAAATTTTTTGGCAAATAATTTGGTGGTTTCAAAGGAAAAGCGTACCTTTACAACACTGAATGTTTAAAGTGGTCTCCACTTATTACCCCAGCGACTCGACTTTTTCACCGCTGGGGTATTTTTGTGCCCATTTCAAGCCGTAAATGTAAAATAACATTAAAATAACAATAAAATAAAAAGAAAATCGTTTGAAAATTTGGTGGAACGGAAAAATATTAATATCTTTGCATCGTGTTTAGGAGATAAGCACATTAAATATTCAGTAATTTAAGCCCTAGGCAACACGGTTAAGCCAATGAGTTATGAAGATTAATACTTTCCCTCGCACTAAGACAGAGGCTATGGAGATTGCTAAAGAGTACATTTCAAATCCTGATGGTCTCGCTTATGATATGGATATGAGTGTTGAAGAAGCTAAGGAATTGGCAGAGATTGTATGTGAGCATCGCATCCTCACCGTTAAATGCGATGGTGACGCTCCATTGAAGCTTTATTATAAGGTTGAAGAGTAATTATAAATTAGTAACATCTAAGCCCTATCGCAGCACGGTTAAGCGATGAGAATATGAAAAAAATCGAAGAAGAATTAGACAAGACTGGTTATCGTTATCGTGACAACGAGGATGGAACATACGATGTATGCTATGACCACAACCAAGATTCTTTCTTTTCACCCCTACATAGTTATCATGTAGCAACCATTAAGGAAGATGAAAACTTGTGGTACATTAACAATAATGAAGGCGCAGGATGGGGAGAATATCCTAAAGAGGATTGGACTTTGGAAAAAGCTATCTACGACCAGTGTATTGACGAACATATTAACTAATTATAAATTATATAAAAGGGGACTGACGAAAGCCAGCCCCTTTTTTTTGTTCCACAAGCAGCCCGACCACCTGCATTCTATATATGTTTTTGTGCTCTTTCTTTCGATTTACCCCGAAATTTGCGTTCTGAGCCGCTT